GCCCTGACCTGAGCCCAGACCTGAGCCCCGACCTGAGCCCCGACCTGAGCCCCGACCTGAGCCCAGACCTGATCCCCGACCTGAGCCCCGACCTGAGCCCTGACCTGAGCCCAGACCTGATCCCTGACCTGAGCCCTGACCTGAGCCCCGACCTGAGCCCCGACCTGAGCCCTGACCTGATCCCCGACCTGAGCCCAGACCTGAGCCCAGACCTGATCCCTGACCTGAGCCCCGACCTGAGCCCCGACCTGAGCCCAGACCTGATCCCCGACCTGAGCCCCGACCTGAGCCCCGACCTGAGCCGGTAAGTTTTTCAGGAAAGCAGCGCCATAGACTCCAGAAAGTGGGCTATCCAGCCAAATAAAAATCTTCGGCTCATCCAGGCCGGCAGCAGCGTAGGCCAGTTTTACACCAGCGACTGCTTGGGCGCGGTCGGCAGGTTCGCAAGACAACCCGACATTGAGCCACTTTTCGCGATAGATAGCGAGCTGACTTTGTTGTGCGACGGTCAGCGATTCTATTTTCTTCATCATTTCTCCTGGTGGTATTTCAGTTAAACAGCTTGTTCTTGGAGCGGTAGCGCCGGAACAGCGCAGCCTTCGCGCGGGCCGGCAAGATCGACCAGACGGCATTGCGCTGCCCATGAACAGAACTTTACACGTAGAGAATATCTAACACAAGAACTTTCGTTCGCTATCAGCTAAATTAAAAGCTTGCGGCCGGTTTCGCTGTGTGCGACAATTACATCAGCAGTTTAACCAATGGAGAAATGATGACTAAGACTAAAATCGAGGATGCATCAGGAGGCCTGTTTGATTACCTCCGTACTCGTTACAAGATATCAACCGACAGCCAGTTAGCTGAGTTCATAGGGACCACCTCATCGGTGGTGAGCGAAATCCGGCATGGCAAGCGCGTAGTTAATGACCAGCTCTTAGTGCGTATCTGTTTGGCGTCTAATCTGTCTCTTAAAAAGGCCATGGCGCTGATAGCGCATCGGGATGATTGATGCGAGGCCGCTTCGCTACTCGTACATTCCTCGTCAGTTCTGAGACTGTGCGCGAGAACCTGCTTGCCACCGTTCGCAACATGCCCATCGACGCGAAGAAGCCGTTGCAAGTGCTGATCCGCGAAGAGGTCAAGGTGCGCAAGTTGGACCAACAAGCCCTTCTTTTTGCTGGCCCGATGCGTGATTTGGAAGAGCAAGCATGGCTTGATGGTAGGCAGTTCAGTATGGAGGTGTGGCATACCTTCTGCAAACAGAAATTTTTGCCCGAAGACTTCGACCCTGAGCTGTGTGTTGAAGGCTATGTGAAATGGGGAATAGATCCGGAAGAAAATCGCGTCCTGGTCGGTAGCACCAAGCAGCTTACGGTGCGCGGCTACAGCCAATATTTGGAGCAAGTATTTGCCTTCGGCGCTTCGCTGGGGGTTCAATTTCACGCATCACCAAACGAGAGGTCATGATGGAAACCAGAACCAACCAGTATCCGCCAGAGAATGCAAAGGTAGCAATCAATGGGCAGCTTACCGACCCGCGCGCCGCCCAGCTCCTGGCCCTGTTCCAGATGTCCGACGAGCGCGGCAAGGTCGTCTTGCTGGCCCTCGCCGGGATTCATGCCGCTCGCTTCCCGAGGGAGAAAGCATAATGCCTAAGCCAAGACCAGAAGTAACGCCGACCGCCCTGCGGATGCTGGAGAACATGCAGCGCGCATTCGACGTCATCGCCGCGCGGCCAGGCATCAACAGCATGCAACTTTGCGAGGCGCTGGGCGTAGCGAAGTCGACCAGCGCGAACTGGATCAAGCACCTGTGCTTGTGCGGATCGGTCGAGCGCCGCTATGGCAAGCACATCCAGCGCGGCAGCATTGCGGATCACTTCGTGGTCTGCGGCGAGCGTCCTGGTATTCCGCCTGAGCGTCATTCGTCCAGCTACACGCCGCCCGAGGAACGCATCAAGCGCAACTTCGTCAAGGCCAAGGACTGCGGCATGTCGGCCGATGCGCTGGCGCTGCCAAGGGAGTTCTTTGTGCCGGCGCGGGTAGCTGCATGAAGCGATCGGCGCCAATGCAGCGCTCCGCATTCAAACCGGCAGAAAAACCGGCAAAAAAACGCGAATCTGCGAATGAAAATAAACCGGCAACGCGCAAGGCAATGAAGTCGAAGCAGCGCGCGGTGACGGCGGCCGAGAAAGCGTACTGGGATCGCCTGGCCAGCCTGGGTTGCATCGCCTGCATGATCGACCATGTGCACCAGCCGCTGGTGAGCATCCACCATGTAGAAGGCCGAACCAAGCCAGGCTGCCATATGCTGGTCTTACCACTTTGCGGGCCGCATCACCAACAGGACGACACCGACCCGCGCGGCCGCATCGCCGTGCATCCGAACAAGGCCCGGTTTGAAGCGCGCTACGGCACGCAGGCCGAACTGATGGCGCGCTGCGCTGCACTACTGGAGATTTTATGAGCAAGCCTAAATTCCCACGCTGCGCAATTGGCAATCGGTATGGCCGTCTGGTGGTGCTGGAACTGATATCGATGCCGAAGAACGCACGCGCCTTGTGTCAATGCGATTGCGGCGAAAAGGTCACGCGGCAGCGAGGCGCTTTAGTTCGCGGTGATGCTATTTCGTGTGGATGCCCGACGCCGCTGCAGCTTATCCTGGAAGCGATCGAGGTTGAAACCGATGCCTGTATCGAAGCTCCTACATGCAAAAACGGAAGCGGTGGATATGGTGTCTTCCGGATTAATGGACGCGTGGAACGCGCGCACCGGCATGCATATGCCCATGCCAATGGGCTGCAACTTTCCGATATCAACGGCAAGGTAATCATGCATACCTGCGACAACCCGCCGTGTGTCAATCCGCGTCACCTGGTCGAAGGAACGCACTTGGACAACATGAAAGACATGTTCGCCAAGGGCAGGCGTCAGGCCGCAGTAGGTGAGCGCGCGGCCAATGTAAAGCTGACCGAGCAGCAGGTGCGCGAGATAAAGAGACGACTTTCTGCCGGTGAATCTGATGTCTCAATTGCGAAAGATTTTCCTGTGGAGCGTGGGCAAATCCGATATATCCGAGTAGGAAAATCATGGAGACACGTTAAATGAATCCAATCGTTGTTACGCTTCCACCAGCGGTCAGCGCAAATGTCTACTGGCGCACGCGGGTGGCCGGCAATCGTGCAATCACCTATGTCAGTAAAGAGGCCGTGCAGTTCAAGGCTGCCGTGGCAAAGGCGCTGCTGTCTGTTGGCTGCATCAAGCCGATTCCTGGCCGCGTCAAGGTCGAGGTGTGGGCATATCCCAATCGCCCGCTAGACTTCGCAAAACGGCAGAAGAAGTTTGGCGCCGAGTGGGACGACAGCGTTAGATTTTGTGACATTGACAATGTGCTCAAGGTAACCCTTGATGCGATGAAAGGGCTGGCCTTTGACGACGATGTGTGGGTTCGCCAACTGCTGGCCCAGCGAATGGAGCCAGATGCCGGCGGCGCGCGCGTCGTTGTCCGTATCTCCGCCATCCCTACCCAGGAACCACAAAAGGAGCTTCTGTGAACACCTATTGCACCGAATGCCATGGCAGGCTGTTTGCCAAAGAATCGCAAGAATGCGGCGTCTGTACTGAATGCCGCGAAGGCGAAGACCTGCATGCCGATCTTGCCGCTTCCGATGCTGAAGACCGTCTTGACGCTGCGCTGGCGGACGATGTTTTCGCAGTCGAAGCTGAACCTGTCAGCGTTGGGGTGGCGCTGTGAAGAACCTGAACGAATTGAGCAAGTCCGCGCTGTCGGCGGCAATGCGCGGTGGCACCGAGGGCTGGGGCGAAGTCGGTTCCTCGCAGCGCCATATCCGATACCGCGAGCCAATGCCGAAACGGCCAGGTAACAAGAAAAATTGCTGGTGCGGCTGTGGTGGCAAGGTGACACATCGCTGCATGGCGAACGGCGTATGCCTTGGATCGGCGTGCGAGTTTGGCGCTGCACGCTGGGTCCGTACTGGTTTCGTCAAGTTCTATACGAAACCGCTATAGCCCCATCGCTTCCCCGCAATTTACCAAGGAGAGAACATGAACGCCGAAAAATTCGCCGCCGCGCGCCGCCTGAACGAGCTGGAGAACAAGCTGAACATGATCAACGAGCACATCGTCGCCATGCAGCAGGCGCTGGACGACACGAAAGCGTTGCAGCAGCGCACCGCCGCAGCGATTGCCGAGCACCGCCTGGTTGTTGCGGCGATGCCGGGTTGAAGTGCTGCGATTAAATTTAAATTCCGAAACTTCTTGACGAATTTCAATTTCCAGATGTAAAGTTCGCTTACACCTTTAGACGGGTAAGTTCCTTCAGTAGGCTTTCACATGGGGCACCGGCACTGACCGGCGTCTAACAACTCGAAAGGGTTGGCCCCAGGTGAAAGCCTTTTTTTATGGGCGGTCAAAATGGACAAATGGCAGCGTTACGAGGCGATGAAAGCCGAATGGGTCAAGGCCCATATCGACGCCAGCAATGAAGAGTATCAGGCCGCAATGCGCCGCATCGCTGAGAAGTGCGGGGTCTGAAGTGGCCGGCGACTGGATCAAAATGCGGCTCGACCTACAAACGCATCCGAAAGTTGTCCGCATTTTGTCCGCAATGAAAGCGGACAAGTTCCGCGCAATTGGTGGACTGCATGCGGTCTGGAGCGTGTTCGATACGCACTCGACTGATGGGTCGCTCCCTGGTTACACGCCGGAAACACTCAACCATATCATAGGTTGGGATGGCTTCGCGGAGGCCATGATAGCGGTCGGTTGGCTGATCTACGATGGGGCTGAAACCCTGATTCTGCCTAGCTTTGACGAGCATAACGGTAAGTCAGGAAAGCGCCGCGCAGAGGATCAGCGGCGCAAAAGAGATGAGCGCAGAAGTCCTCAAACAGTCCAAGAACAAACCGGACAAATTGCGGACATAAAGCGGACTAGAGAAGAGAAGAGAAGAGAAGATAAACCTATAGCATCGGCAGAGCCGCTGCCGGATTGGGTTCCTGCAAAACCTTGGGGGGATTTTGTGGAAATGCGGAAAAAGATCAAAAAGCCGATGACGGCCGCCGCCGAAGTGCTGGCGGTCAAGGTGCTGGACCAGTTGCGCAAGGCTGGACATGACGCATCTGCCGTGCTGAACCAGTCGGTGATGAACTCTTGGCAAGGGCTGTTTGAATTGAGACAGCCCGTAGCTGGTGCTGACTGGCTCAAGGGGGCGATATGATCGCTACGAACGCCAAGAGCATCGTTAAGGCGCGCATGCAGGGCTTCCGACCGGACGAGCTGATCCTGATTTCGTTGGTTGGCCGCATCAGCGAGCGCAACCACACGGTGCTGGCCGATCCTGGCCAAGTCTATGATTGGCGCTGGGTGCGTGACCTGGACATCTGTGTCTACATCGACGGGGCGTGTGACTGGCGCGCTGCCATGCTGACCATTCGCAAGGCTATGCCGCGCATCATGTGGGTGTGGGACGTCGACTCTCAACGCGGGGCTTCTGTGTTCTTGAAGCCGTCGCATCCGGCCAGTGAGCCGAAGCCGGCGCGCAGCTGGGATTGGGTGCTGGACTTCACGTCATGGTTCGACTGCCAGAATGAGGCCTACAAATGCAGTTGATCCCGGACACGATCGACTGGGCCCAGTATATGGATGAGCCAGAGCAGCACAACGTTCGGCCGGCGTCCGACTGGCTGGATGACACGATCGAATCTTTTTATCCGACGTCGACCGCGCCGAAGCATCCAACCATGCTGTGGGAAAAGACCAAGGACAAGGTGCAGTTCCGCCCGGGCGAGGTATCGCTATGGGCTGGTGTCAATGGGCATGGCAAGAGCTTGGTGCTGTCACAGGTGGTGCTGGACCTGTGCTACCAGGGCGTGCCCACGATGGTGGCCTCGTTCGAAATGAAGCCGGTGATGCAGATGAACCGCATGAGCCGACAGGCCTATGCTGGGCGCTCCCCGACGCCAGAATTCTTGCGCAAGATGAGCGCTTGGACCAATGGCCGCCTCTGGATCTATGACCACGTGGGCGCGGTGGAGTGGCGCAAGCTGATCGCCGTCATGCGCTACGCGATCAAGCATTTTGACATCAGGCAATTCGTTGTTGACAGCCTCATGAAGTGTGTCAAGGGAGAGGACGACTACAACGCGCAGAAAGATTTCATCAATGAAGTATGCGCTTTCGCCCAGGCCAATGGCGTGCATGTGCACATCGTCCACCACGTCAAGAAGGGCGAGAGCGAGCACAAGGCCCCGGGGAAATTCGACGTCAAGGGTTCCGGCGCCATCACGGATCAGGTGGACAACGTGTTTATTGTGTGGCGCAACAAAAAGGCCGAGGCCGAGAACAATGGCGAGGCAACCTGTGTTGTGGCTTGCGAAAAGCAGCGCAACGGCGAATTCGAAGGCAAGTTCTTGTTCTGGTTCGACCTAGAATCGAATCAGTTTTTAGAAGCTGGCGGAACCCACGCGGTCCGCTACAACATCAGCTGAATCCCAGCAGCCGCTGGAAGTTTGACCAACTAGGGGAAGACCATGAAAAAGACAGAGCCACCGCGCAGTGAGGCGGAGATTTTCAACTACCTGGCCGCGCGCGACGGCGAAGTGACGCAGATCGGCAACATGGCGACGGTGTTCAAATGCACCGCTGCCGCGCTGCTGCCGATGCTGATGGGAATGGAGCAGGCCGGCCGCATCCGCCGCTCGCACGATAGCCACAGGGCCGCCTTCTTCATCCCGAACCAGGAGTTTCTGGACCGCGAGGCGGAAATCTGCGCCCGGGCCAATCCTCCCTTCAAGCCGCTGAAGACAGACGGCCGTTTCCCAGAGATTTACGCGCGCATCGCAGCCGAGCGCGCAATACCAAGCATCGGCTGAACTACCAAAACTAGGGAGAAGAAAATATGTCAAAAATATTCGAATTCGGCCGCAGCTTTCCGTCAGACAGTTTGCGAGCCGAATTAAGTTCAGGTGATGACGATTCATCGCCAGGCTGCACATTGACGTTGGCTTTGCTCGGCTGGAATCTTCGCATCAGTCTTCCGCAGATCATCAAGCCATACAGTGTGCGGCATATTGCTGGCTGGGATGCGGCAACAGTGGCCAGAATGGGGCGAAACTGGTACGACGAGAAATTCCAGTGCCGGTATGGCTTTTACATCTATGAAGGCCACCATCTGTACGTTTCGTTGGGCGCTCAGACCCACGATAGCAGCACCACGAAAAGTTGGTCCTGCTTCCTGCCGTGGAAGGAATGGCGCTTCGTCAGGCACACTTATTACAACTTGGAAGCGCAGGTATTTTGGGAGCAGATTGCCGGGGATATCAAAGGCATTCCTAAATTCGAAGACCAGTATGCGGCAGAGCAGTTGTGTCCCAAGGTCAGATTCAAGCTACGCGACTATGACGGTGCCAAGATCATCGCCACCACGGTAATTGAGGAACGCGAGTGGTTGAAGGGTGACAAGTGGTGCAAGTGGCTAAGCTTGTTCTACAAGCCTATGGTGCGCCGTTCACTGAAGATCGATTTCAGCGCCGAGACTGGTCCAGAAAAAGGATCATGGAAAGGCGGCACTACCGGCACCAGTATCAATATGCTGCCGGGCGAGTTGCATACCAGCGCTATGCGTCGTTTCTGTGACAAAGAGCATCCTGCGCGCCATAGCCAGAAATTCCGTATGCAATTCGTCAGCCGCATCACTTAAGGAGAACGACATGAAATGGTTCATCGAAAATTGCACGCCGACCAACATAGGCATTGCGCTGGCGCTGGCGGTCATCATTGTTGTCTGCTGGCAAATCCTCAACCACTACATCGACCAGGCCGACGATCAGTGGTTGCTGGACAATCCCCTGCCGCCGGACGAGCAGGAGGCCGTCGACCGCGCGAACGCCGAATATTACGGGCTATCGCTCAAAGCCCGGCGCGACTTAGCTGCGCTCAAGCGTGTGAGCAAGCTGTCATGAACACCGACACCCAGCTTCGCGCCATCTACGTCCTTTCCATGAAGGACGGACTCAGCTATTCTGAGCTGAGCGACATCACGAACTGGCGCGAGCGCGCCGGTCCGGAGTGCGACACTACCCTGCTGACGGAAAAGAGCCGCGAGCATATCACGGCGATCTACCGGCGGCACTTCAAGGACTGATCATGGACCGGGAACCGGAAAAACGTCGTGACCTAGAGCCTGCAGGTGGCGAGAATAAGCTTGGCGGCGAGCGCTTCACGGTGATCGAGACCCACTACGGAACCAGCGAATGGAGCGGTAAGCGCTTTGTCACGGCGCGCACCGAGCAGCGAAACCAACAAATATTGGGAGAAAAATGAGCGCCTATGCGACGGCTGAGCGGTTGGCCAGGATGATTATGTGCCTGCATACTAAGGGGCCAAAAATGGAACCTTCTGGATGGCATATTACTGTTGTCATCCCCCAGGCTGATTTTGTTGAAATCTCCCAAGAAATGGAAAAAATCTGCCAATACTCTAATTTACCAGAGCATCAAAAATTGAGATATGTTTCAATCAAGATCCACGGCATAACCTTCTTCCCTGCCGACGAAAAATCTCACAAAGATTGACATTGCTAGCGAAACTGCTATGATTCCGCGCATCAAGTCCACATTTGCGGTATCCGGCGCGATGCGTCAACCCGGAGAGAACGTAGAGCGGCGAAAGTTTGGAGCTTTGGCAGCGTCATTAATCAGAACGCCTCAATGAGGTATGCAGGGGTGACGTACCCCAGAAGGCCTGGAGATGTGAAAGCATCTGCCGGTGGCCGATAGTTCAGGCCAAAGCACCGACAGTTTAAAACGCCGTGAGGCGCCATAGAAGGAATGACCATGCAACCGTTCTCCCTTGGTGCAATCAGCCTTGCCGCGCTCCCTTAACTGGGCAGCGCGGCTTTTTTACGTCCATAGAGGCGCGGGACCACTTCCGCGAATCCCATGCAAAACAAGGAACTTAACGCGAAGCAACAACGCTTCGTAGCGGAGTACCTGATCGACCTGAACGGGAGCGCGGCCTATCAACGCTCGGGCTATAAGGCTACTGGAAAGAGCGCATCTTCTGCTGCCGCACGATTGTTGGATGATGTTAATGTTAAGCAAGCAGTCGCGGAAGGTATGGAGCGGCGCGGCGTCCGTATGAAGCTTGAAGCGGACGATGTTGTGCGCGAGATTGAGCGAATGGCGATGTTTGACCCGGCGGTGTTAGTTGGGCTGAAAAGCCCCGAGGACATCGCCAAGGCTCCTGAAGAAGTGCGGCGCGCCATCACAGGTTGGAAATGGGACCGGCAGGGCAATTTCATCATCACTACGGCCAAGGCCGGTGCATTAGAAATGCTCGGCCGGCACCATAAGCTGTTCACAGACAAGATTGACCACACCGGCGCGGTAAGCGTCCAGATCATACGATACGGCAAAGCCAAGGAATCGCAGACATGACAGGCATATCGCAAACCGCGCAGGAAGACACCGTTACCAATCAGCCTTCAGCGCAAAAATCCGTAAGCGGTGCGGCCTTGGTTGTATTGGCCGATCCTGCTACAGGTGATCCGCAAACTGGCGGCATCACGATAGCTGCTGGACAAACACTAGCTGTCACTGGTGTAACTGCTCCCAATGACACGGTAGACAGTTTCAGTTTCACCGCCGTATATAACGCTGCGGACCCAGCAACCTATCTACGCGTCCCACTCAACGGCGCCGCATCAGTGCGCCTCCAGTTGTTGTCCGCCGGCTCGGGCGGCGGCGTTACCGTAGTTGGCGCGCTCAGCAACGGCACAATGACCTCTTCTATCGAAGGTCGCCCGGTGCGGCTCGGTGCTGAGGGTCAGAACGGCCCTGGTATCTCTTTGCTCAGCGGTGCCGGGCTGTACGATTTCCCAGGGGCACAACTGCAGTATCTTGAAGTCCGCCCATCTGTTTATGGCTCGGGCACGATTAACGGTTACGTGGCAACGAATGCATCGCCGGCATGCGTAGGGGTATTTGGCAAGGTCGATATCAGCGGTCTGGAAGATTCGCAAGCATTCGCGATTCGCAAGCTGGCATGCGCAACGAACGCCCTGGAAGTGATCACCGCCAAGACCAGCGGCAAGACCAAGGTTACTGAAATCACATTGCAGGCGTTCGGAACTGTGGCGGCGTATGTCGATTACGAGATCGTCAAAAACACCACGCTCAGCACCGGTGGGTCACCCACCACGGTGACGGGTAGCGCCAAGTTTGACACCGCCGATGCGTTCCAGTCCGATACCTGTACTGTTCAAAAATATACGGTAGATCCAGCAGCCGGTGCGGGCACACGCACCGTGCTCCACACCGGGACGTTGTATGTGGCCGCGACCGGCACGCCGACGACAAATCCCCCTGAAACAATCAGGTTCGGCGCGTTGCCGCAAAAGGCCGCAATGATCCGAGGTGCTGCGGAACAGATTAGCGTCTCGTTCCTGGGCGCGTCGCCGGCCGGCATGCTGCTGAACGCCAATATCCGTGTCACCAACGGGGCGCAGTAGTGAGCGGAGCAACTTACAGCGGCCGGTTTGTCGCACTTGGATTGACAGTCGACCCGACATTCCAAGGGCCGCTGACGATTCCTGCCGATTTTCTGGGTATCCACAACACATCGCTGGGTAGCGGTCATGTTGTACCATCTCCAGCGGCAACGGCAACGGCCTCGCTGGACGCTGGAGGTCGCGTAACGGTCACGATGGGCAACCATGGCGGCAATTACTACGACCCAAACCACCACTGGACCGCCGTGGTGTTCAGCGGCGGCGATGGGGCCGTGCAGACCACCGGCTACCCAGTGGTGGAAACAGATGGCACAATCTCATCGATTCAAGTCACGTCGAATGGCAACCATGTGAGCGTACCCCCGACGGTCAATATTGTCCGCGTTGGCGGCCCGAACATCCCAGCGCTCCCATCCGGTATCGGCGCGGCACGCAGTCATGACTATCGCGGCAGCGGTGCTGTGGGGGTTTGTAACTGGTACTACATCGACCCATCGGACGGTAGCGGCAATTACAACTGGAGCGCTTTGGATGAGTTTGTCTGCTGGCATGCGGCCAACGGTCGCAGCGTCATGTATGGTTTGCACGGCACGCCAACCAATTACGCCACTACACTGGCCTATACCGGCGTCTCCTTTGAAAACCAGCTTGGCGCCAGCGCACCACTGAATGCCGCAGGTTTGGTGGAAGGAATACCAAACGAGGGTTTGTGGGGGTTCATCACCGCAATGGTGACGCGATACAACATCAACGCGAACGCTCTGACCAATCCGGTTACCGGGTTACCTTTCTCCGCAGATGCGAAATTGCTCTCAAGCATCGAGGTAGGGAACGAGTTCACCTATGGTGCTAATGGCGTCGCGATCACGCCATCCAATGGGCACTACTGGATCGGCACGGCGCAGCAGCACGTTGACATGGTGCGCATCGTCAACCTGGCCGCCGCCGCGATCGACCCCGATCTTATTATTTATGTCGGCGGCTTCACAGCCGGTTACCCGATGGGTGTCGGGACGGACAATGCCCACCACTTCAGCAACTATTTGACCGCAGTGGATAGCATTGATGGCAAATCAGGATGGTACTGGATGCATCGGGCCAGCGCGCATCCATACGATCTCCTGGAAGACAAATCCCACTTCTTGCGTGCAGGGGCGAAATTGTTTGCACCCATTGTGCCGGCGATGAATGCAGCTATGATCGCCGCCGGCGGTAGCACCAAGCCTATTGCCATGACCGAGTGGGGTTTTTACGAACTGCAGGGCATATTTCAGACCGTTGCGAATGAAACCCTTCGTGCGGTGCAAATTGTTCGCTGCCTGGCTACCCATGCGAAAGACGGAGTGGCTTGCAGCTTCCCATACGATTACGGTCAAAACTGGCTGCAATACCCTTCGGAAAGCAGAATCAATTTCGACGCGCTTTCCCGTTTCGGAAACTCATGCCCTGGAAAAACCATCATTGCAGGTGGAGTTTTACAACGCACAGACGGCGGTGTGATGTTCCTGTTTTCAGACGGCACGAGCTATTTCACATGGTGATTCGATGAGTGCCACTATCACCCTCCCCAATAACTGGCAGCCACGCGATAAGCAGATGGCTGCCTGGTTATTCGCTATTTGCCCAGCGGGTGGGGCGGGAGACTATTTCAAGCATTTCGTGCGATGTTTTTCCGCCGCGTTTGCGTCGAAGTTCTTTTATGGTGTTGCAGTTAAAGCAAAGAACTTGCAAGCCGCCAATCCATCCAAGAGCCTTCAGTCGCTCATAAATCGTAGTGCCGTTGATGCCGCCGCGACTGCTGCAATTCAGTGCTTTGCGCTGCTCTGCGCCATCATCATTTATATGATCCAGGCACATCGCGTCAAGGTCCGCACTATATCCGCAATGCGCGCATTCCATAGTGCCATCCGAGTAATGATGAATTGCCGCCACTTTAAGTTTATATCTGTATTGAGCCTTAGCGGAATTGTACTGGGTGCGATTCTTTTCAATCCACGCCTTGTTCAATTCTCGATATTTCTCCTTAACACCCGGTTTTTCTTTGTATCGCTTTTGGTATTCGCGATTCTTTTCAGCCTGAGTCTTTTCCATTGTCTGGCCTCTAAAATAGTTTTGGACCTCAATTTTACCAAACGAGGTCAACAATGACGACTGTTACTTTACCAAACGGAGGCTGGACGCCGCGTCAGGCACAGCTTGCAGCATGGGAATACCTCGAAAATGGGGGGAGGCATTGCGAATTAATATGGCATAGGCGTTTTGGGAAAGATGAAGTGGCACTACACCGGGCCGCTTGCGCAGCCCATGAGCGTCAGGCAAACTACTGGCATATGCTGCCGGAATACAGCCAGGCCCGTAAGGCGATCTGGGATGCAGTGAACCCCAGAACAGGCAAGAAGCGCATCGATGAGGCTTTTCCGCAGCAACTGCGCGCCGGCATCGACAATACGAAGATGATCATTCGCTTCAAGAACGGCAGTTCCTGGCAGGTGGTGGGCAGCGACAACCCCGATAGCCTGGTCGGCTCGACGCCGGCCGGTATCGTCTATTCCGAGTGGGCGCTGTCCAATCCGAATGTGCGCGCCTACCTGCGGCCAATCATCACCGAGAACAACGGCTGGCAGATCTTCATCACCACGCCGCGCGGGCGCAACCATGCGCACAAGACCTATACCGCCGCCAAGCGCAACATGGAGGCCGGCGAGGACAGTTTCGCCCAGATCCTCGATGTCAACGACACCGGCGCCCTGACGCCTGAGCAGTTGGCCAAGGAGTTGCGCGACTATATTGACGATTTCGGCGAGGACTACGGGCGTGCCAAGTTTGAGCAGGAATACCTGTGCAGCTTCGAGGCCGCGATCCTGGGCGCCATCCTGGCCCGCTCGCTTGGTGTGGCCGAGAAAGCCGGGCGTATCAGCGACGCGGTGCAATACGACCCGTTCGGCGCGCCGCTGGAAATCACATGCGACTTGGGCCGGCGCGATACCGCTACCTGGTGGTTCTGGCAGCCGCAGGTTGGTGGCTACCAGATCATCGACCACGACAGCGGCTTCGGTATCGACGCGGAGGAGTGGTGTATCCGCCTGAAAAACAAGCTGGCAGCCTACCAGCGTACCGATGGTAGGCCGGCGCTGGGCCGCTTCTGGTTACCGCATGACGCCCGCGCCAAGACCTTCAGCGCCAAGCGGTCGACCGTCGAAACCTTCCTCGACCTGTTCGGCAATGAGCATGTGGCCATGGTGCCGCGCTCCAGCATCGCCGATCGTGTGAACGCCGCACGCGTGCTGACCCCGCGCATCAAGTTCAACGCCAGCAAGTGCGAGAAGGGCCTCGACGGCCTGCGTAGTTGGCGCTATGAGTACGACGAGGAAAAGCGCATGTTCAGCAGCGACCCGGTGCATGATTGGGCATCGCACGATGGCGACGGCTTCAGCTATGGCGCCTTGATCATGCAGCAGGCCGAGCCGCCGGCGCCAGGCCCAGAGAAAATGCGCGGAATCGTGGTTGGCCCGGCCAATACGGTGACGCTTGACGAAATGTGGAAATCCACGCCACGCAAAGAAACGGGACGGATTTAATGGCCGAGCAAACCACACCGGCGGCGCCACAAGTCGACCATAAGGCCGATGGCTGGATCAAGAAGATCGCGGCCTATCAGCGCCTGTTCAAGTCATGGGAGAAGCGCGCAAAGGCGATTGCCGAGCGCTACCGCGACTACGACCAGGTAGAGAACAGCAAGAAAACGACTTCCGATTTCAATATCCTGTGGTCGAACATTCAAGTGCTGATGCCGGCCACGTTCGCGCGGCTGCCCAAGCCCGATGTCTCGCGCCGCTGGCGTGACAATGACCCCGTGGGCCGAGTGGCCGCCCTGCTGCTGGAACGTGCCCTGACATTCGAGGTCGAGCATTACCCTGACTACAAGGCGGCGATGACCAACAGCGTCCTGGACCGCTTCCTGGGTGGCCGTGGCACGTCATGGGTGCGCTATGAGCCGCATTTCTCGCAGCTCGCACCAGCCGAAAATTTACAAGTCACGGATGATGCCGACGAAGGTCATGCAGGCGAAGAATTGGCCGAGGAAGTCACCTACGAGTGCGCGCCGGTCGATTATGTGCACTGGCGCGACTTCGGCCACATGCCGGCGCGGACCTGGGAGGAAGTTTCAGGCATCTGGCGCAATACCTACCTGACCCGCGAGAAGCTTGTCGAACGCTTCGGGCCAGAGGGCGAGCGCGTGCCGCTGGATAAGCGCCCGGAGAGCGACACCGACAACGAATCGAAGGCCGCCGGCGCCGATCTGGGAAGCCTGGGTCATATCGTGGAAATCTGGGACAAGTCCACCAGCAGCGTGCTATGGCTGTCGCCGAGCCTGTGCCGCATCATGGACGAGCGCGCCGACCCGCTTGGCTTGGAAAACTTCTGGCCATGCCCGCGCCCGCTGTTCGCCACCACCACTACTGACAACTTGGTGCCGGTCCCGGACTACAAGATGTATCAGGACCAGGCGCGCCAGTTGAACAAGCTGGCGGCCAGGATCGACGGGCTGATTGATATGTTGGTGGTCAAGGGCGTCTATGACGGTGCCATCCCAGAGCTTGCCCGTCTGTTCAAAGAGGCCGGCAACGGTGATCTGATCGCGGTCAAGAACTTCCAGGGTTTCGCCGAAAAGGCCGGCTTGAAGGGCGCGATCGACATCTTCGACATTAGCCCGATCGTGGCGGCGCTGACCGTGGCCTATGAGGGCGTCGAGAAGATCAAGAACGAAATTTACGAGCTGATGGGCGTCTCCGATATTGCGCGCGGCGCCAGCGACCCAAACGAGACATTCGGCGCGCAGAAGCTCAAGGGGCAGTATGGCAACATGCGGTTGCGCTCCAAGCAGGACGAAGTTGTCGACTTCGCCACCGACCTGCTGAAGATCAAGGCGCAGATCATGTGCCAGCACTTTCAGCCGCAGACCTTCCTGAAGATCGCGGCGGCCGACCAGCTCATGCCAGAGGATCAGCAGCTTGTGCCGCAGGCGCTGCAACTGCTGATGGGCGAGCGCGCGATGAACCCAGACGCGGAAACCACAGACGGCCCGCTGGCCGCCTTCCGAATCGAAGTCAGCAGCGATTCCATGGTCCAGATGGACGAACAGCAGGAGAAGGGCGAGCGCCTGGAGTTCATCAATACCTTCACCGGCTTCCTTGAAAAGGTTGTGCCGGCCGTCAAGGACAATCCGCAGTTGGCGCCGTTGGCTGTCTCCATGCTCAAGTTCGGCGTGTCCGGGTTCAAGGTCGGCAAGACCATGGAAGGCATGATCGACCAGATGCTTGACCAGATGGTGAAGGCCGCCAGCCAGCCGCAGCCTGAGAAGCCCGACCCAGAAATGCAGAAGATCCAGGCGCAGATGCAACTGGAGGACAAGAAGCTCCAGAACGCCATGCAATTGGGGCAGGCGAAAACCCAGGCTGAAGCCGCATTGCAAGCGAACGAGCAGCAGCAGCAGGCGCAGCAGAATGCGCACCAGAACAGCCTGGAGGCGGAGCGCGCCCAGCAGCAGGCACAGATGGATGCCGCGCTGGAGCAACAGCGCATGCAGTTCGATCACCAGTTGAAGGAGCGCGACGGCGCCAACGCCCAGGCGCTGGAGGCTATGCGCGGCCAGATCCAAACCCTGATCGCCGCCATGAACAACGCCAACAAACTGGAAGTGGCCGAGATCGCCTCACAGACCACGCTGGAAGCGGCCCAGGTCAGCGCTGCCCAGGCCGCCACCGCAGGAGAAGAATGATGCCTATCTACGCCATGCAATGCCCCTGCGGTCACCAAGAAGACATCGTGCGCACCGTCGCGCGCATGGACGAGGATTTGCCAGTGCACTGCGGCGCACCGATGACTCGTCGCATCGTGGCGCCAATGGTGGCTGTCGATATTCAGCCATACCGCAGCATGGCCACGGGCGAAATGATCATGAGCCGCAGCCAGCACCGCGCCCACCTGAAGCAGCACGGCCTGATCGAAATCGGCAACGAAAAGATCAAGCCATCGCCCTCGGTAATCCCGGATGCGCCAGGCCTGAAAGAAACGCTGATCGACGTCTTCAACAGCAAAAACCCCCAACCCTCGACTACTTGAGAGAGAACGACATGCCACCCGAAGAACTGAATCAAGAACTGGTAGTAGAAAGCCTGCGCGACACACTGAGCGCCAACATGGATGCGGCCGAGGCCGGCACGCTGGGCCAGGATGCTGGCGCCGTGCAACCGGTAGACGCCGGCGCCGCCGATGCGCAGCGCCAACGTGATGAGCAGGGCCGCTTTGCTGCGCGCCAGGCCGCCGAAGTCGCAGCCGCGCCGGTGGATGCCGCCGCAGCGCCTGCACCGGTCGAAGCCGCAAAGCCATCCCTGACGACCTGGCGCAAGGAATACTTGCCGATCCAGGCGAAACTGGAATCGGGACAGTCGCTGCTGCCCGATGAGGCCCGCAAGCTGGCCGAATACAACGTGCAGCGCGAGCGCGAATACAGCACCGGCATCGCATCGCACCGGGCCGAGGCGCAGCACGCCAAAGCACTGACCGATGTAGTCCAGGAATTCATGCCGCAGCTCCAGCAGGCCAATATGAACCCGGCCGACTGGATTCAACGCATGGGGCGCACACATTGCGCCATCGTGGCCGGCACGCCGGAACAGAAGCTGCATATCTTCGCCCAACTGGCGCAGAGCTATGGCGTCCCACTGGGCGCCGTGCAGCAGGCCGCCGCCGGCCAGGTCGACCCGAACATGCTGCAGATGATGCAGCGGCTGGACGAAATGCAGAAAAGCGTCCAGGGCGTCAGCACCTGGCGCGAACAGCAGGAGCAGGAAAGCATCAACAACGAATTGGCGAAGTTTTCGGATGCGTCAAAGTATCCGCACTTCGAGCAGGTACGCGGTGACATGGCTCAATTACTTGAGACTGGTGTAGCCAAAGACCTCGATACGGCCTATTCCAAGGCTGTGCGCCTCAATGACGAAGCGTGGAACGCCGAGCAACAGCGTCAAGCTGCCGCCCTGGCCACTTCACAAACGGCAGGCAAGGCGGCAGCGGCGGCGCGGGCGCGGCAGGCTTCCGGTTCGGTTCGCAGTGGCGCGTCCGCTGTAGTGACCAAGGCAGCCCCGTCGAATGATATTCGGGAATCTCTGGAATCCGCGTTCGATCAGCATACCGCTGCCGGCCGGGTTTAAACCACTCAATACAGGAGCGCATCATGCCTTTTGCAAACACCGCGATCGATGACATCATCGCAACCACCATCCAGAGCCGATCCGGCGTCCTGGCTGACAGCCTGACCAACAACGTCGCGCTACTGCGCTGGCTGAAACAGAAGGGCAACCAACGCACCTTCAGCGGCGGCAACCTGATCCTGGAGGAGCTGATGTATAGCGATCCTTCCACGGACAATAGCGGCAGCTATTCCGGCTACGAGGCGATCAATATCAGCCCCGATAGCCCGATCAGCGCCGCGCAGTTCGCCATCAAGCAGTATGCCGGCTCGGTGACCATCAGCGGCCTGGAAATGCTGCAGAACAGCGGCAAGGAGCAGATGATCGACCTGCTGGCCGGTCGCATGAAGGTGTCCGAAGCCCGTATCCTGAACCGGATGGGTTCGGACATCTACAGCGACGGCACCGGCAACGGCGGTAAGAATATCACCGGTCTGGCCGCTGCCATCCCCGATGTGGCCAACACCGGCACCTATGGCGGCATCGATCGCGCCACCTGGGCTTTCTGGCGTCCGCAGGTCTACAGCGGCGTCACCGATGGCGGCGCCGCAGTCTCGGCGGCCAACATCATCGCCTACATGACGGCGCTGGCCATCCGCCAGGTGCGGGGCACCAACAAGCCGGACCTGATCATCGCTGACGGTAACTACTACTCGCTGTACAGCAATGCACTGCAGGCCATCCAGCGTGTGTCCAGCGACGGTTCCGACAAGGGCGTAGGCGCCGGCTTCGCCTCCCTGAAGTTCTTCGGCGGCGGCATGTCGGCGGACGTGATCAACGATGGCGGTATCGGTAACGCGGCCACGGCCAACACGATGCACTTCCTGAACACGGACTATATCCACTTCCGCCCGCATAAGGACCGCAATTTTGTGCCGATCGGCGGTGAGCGTCAGGCCGTCAACCAGGATGCGATCGTGAAGCTGTTCGGCTGGGCCGGTAACCTGACCGTCAGCGGCTCGCAGTTCCAGGGCAAGCTGAAGGCGTAAACAATCCAGTGGCCGGCGCTGTCCGGCCCATTCAAGGAGCATGAAAATGGCTTACACGATCCAAAATCAACTGCTGGGCGCGCAGCCCATCGCAGTCACCGATACCACTCAGCGGCATGCGCTGGGTACTATCGTCCGCGCTACCGACCCAACTTATGGCGCCGGTGAGTTCATCTACCTGAAGGGTATCGGCTCGACGGTGGTTGGCACGCTGGTTGATTACGACCAGTACTTGGGCACGACTGCCTTGGCACCGGCCACCGCCGGCATCGGCCCGGTGGCCGTGGCCATGTCCATCAACGTGGCCAGTCAATATGGCTGGTATCAGGTCGAAGGCTCGGCCGTCGTCAAGGCGCCTAATGCGATGACCGTGGGCGCCGAGGTCTTCATGCTGGCCGCGACCGCCGGCAGCGTGGACGATGCGGCCGTGAATGGCGAACAAATCCTGAACGCCAAGGTGTCGACCACCACCGCCACGCCATCCGCCGGCCTGGCAGTGATCCAGATCGCCTACCCGTTCCACCAGGGCCAGGTCGTTTAAACCAGGCGGGGCTACGGCCCCTCCTTAATTGCATAGGAGGCTATCATGCCTGGTTTTCAAAAGGACCTGATGGGTGTCGGCGTGCCGGCGGGACAGGCGGCAGTAATGAACGGCGTCGGGCAGGCGAGTCAAACCGCCACCGGCAGCACCCAGGCCGATGCCTTCGCCCTGACCGCCTGCGCCACCGAGTTCACCACCGTCGCGGCCAGCACCGGCGCCCGGCTGCCGGCTGCCGGCTTGAACGTGGTGACCGGCGATCTGCTGGCGGTGTACAACCAGGGCGCCCAAACGCTGACGGTGTACCCGCCGGTCGGCTTTAAGATCGGCCTGACCGCCACGAATGGCGGTGTATCGGTGGCCAGCGGCAAGTCGGCATTCTTCGCGGCGCGCGGTGATGGGAACTACTTCGCCTTCATCAGCGCTTAAACAAAGGGGCTTCGGCCCCATTAAAAAACTTCGATCACTTGAAGGAAATACCATGTCCAACCACAATTACTTGCCGTCCGATGACCAGAACCCGGATTTCGTCGGCGCCAGCAACCCCGATAACCGCCTGCATGCGGTCTTCGAGAAAAAGGCCGTGCACAATGCTTTCAAGAGCGAGCAGGCCGCCCGCCCGATCTACGATGACGTAGATATGGTTACGATCCATGTCCCCGGCGACAAGGATCTGGCCGTCGTCGCCATCGTGCGCGAGGACCATAAGCGCCGTTTCCCGCAGCAGTGGGCGATCTACAGCAGCAAGAGCCAGGGTGACCAGATCATGGTCGGCAAGACCCCTCTGGAACACTGGGCGCGGCTGACTGTGGGCCAGGTGGCGGAACTGAAGCACATGCGCTTCCTGTCCGTGGAGGACATCGCGCACGCCTCCGATACCCAACTGCAAACCATCGGCATGTGCGGCGGCATGTCCTCTTTCGCCTTCCGCGATGCGGCCGTGCGCTTCCTGAAGCTGGCCGCTGATGAGGCTGTTGCAACCAAGTCCGAGGCGGCCGTGGCCGAAGCGAAGGCCGAGACCGCCGAACTGCGCGCGCAGATGGAAGCGCAGATGGCCGCATTCGAACAGCGCTTTGCCGCGCTGGCGGCCGCGCAACCAGCAGCCGCAGCGCCGGCCGGCCTCGATTTGCTGGCCCAGGCCAATGCAGCCGCGCCGACCGCACCTCAAAAGCGCACCAGCAACAAGGAGTCCTAACCCATGAAAACCATGCTGCAAATCATCCAGGCGGCGACCGCGCAGCTCGGCATCCCGACGCCGCAGGTTGTAGCCGGCATCAACAACACCGACACGCTCCAGTTGTTGGCGCTGCTGAACCAACTCGCGGATGATTTGCAGCGTGATTACATCTGGGAGGCGCTGAGCGTTGAGTACCGATTCACTACGCAGTCGCTGACGGCCACCGGCACTGTGACCGCCAATAGCGCGATTGTGACAGGCCTGAGCGTCAGCACTGGCCTCGATAGCACCTATCAGGTCCTCGGCGAAGGCGTCAACACCGATACCTATGTCAGTACGCTGGACAGCGCAACGCAAGTGACCATGAGCCAGCCGGCCAGTGCGAGCGGAACCATCACGTTGACTTTCTGCAAGACCAAATACAGCTTCCCCACCGGCTATGACCGCATCCAGGACCGGACACAGTGGGACAAGTCGATGCACTGGGAGCTGCTCGGCCCCGAAACTGCGCAGATGTGGCAGTGGTTGAAGTCTGGCTATATCAGCACCGGTCCGCGCATCCGCTGGCGCATCATGGGCGGTTACTTCCAAATCTGGCCGGCGGTCAGCACCCCGGAATACCTGGGCTTCGAGTACATCAGCAACGCCTTCGCGCTCGATGCCAGCGGCGTGCCGAAAACTGCATTCACCACAGACACTGATACCTGCATTTTCCCCGATGGCCTCATGGTCACCGGCCTGAAGATGATGTACCAGCAGGCCAAGGGCCTGGGGTCCGAGTTTGTCAACAAATACGAGGAACTGCTGGGCATTGCTAAGGCGAATGACGGCGGCAGCGCCGATTTGCACATGGCACCGAACCCTCTCAATACGCTGATTGGCTGGGAAAACCTGCCGGATAGCGGGTACGGGGCCTGATATGCTGATGCGACCAAGCCGCGCGAAAATGCAATCCGCCAAACGGCCGGCGCCGCCGCGCGCCGAGACCTTGACGCTGCCGGCGCCAATTGGCGGCCTGAACGCGCGCGATGCGCTGGCCTCGATGCCCAACACTGACGCGATCAAGCTGGACAACTGGTTTCCGAAGCCGACCAGCGTTGACCTGCGCGGCGGCTACATCAAGTATTCCACCGGCTACCCGGCCGCCGTCGAAAGCCTGATGACTTACAACGGGCCTACCGTCTCGAAGCTGTTCGCCGCGTCCGGCACCGCGTTTTATGACGCCACCGCCCAGGGCGCGGTCGGCGCGGCGGTCGTCAGCGGATTGACCAATGCGCGTTGGCAGCACACCAACATGGGCACGCCTGGCGGCAATTTCCTCGTCGCCGTGAACGGCGCCGATTACCCCGAAGTATTCAATGGCACGCTGTGGGCCTCCTATGCTACCGTGGGCGCGCAGACGATTAGCAGCATCACGCGTGTCGGCACGCTGGCCACACTCACCACAGCGGCGCCGCATGGCCTCATTACTGGGAACTCGGTCACCGTCGTTGGCACCACGCCGGCCGGCTTCAGCGGAACTTTTATTGTCACCGTAACCGGCGCCTCTACCTTTACCTATGTGATGGCGGCCGACCCTGGGGGCAATGCCACTGTGGTCGGAACCTACACCGTGTTCCCGGCCATTACTGGCATCGATCCACGCAAGTTCATCCATGTGAACCTATATGCGTCACGCATATTCTTCGTGGAGAAGGACAGCGCACGCGTATGGTATTTGCCAGTGAACTCGATCGGCGGCGCTGCGCTGCAACTCGATTTCTCGTCGCTGCTGAACCTGGGCGGCTACATCATGGCAATGGCCACCTGGACCATCGACAATGCGGCCGGCGTGAACGAATATGCGGTGTTCATTTCCAGCGAGGGCGAGGTCTTGATGTACAGCGGCACCGACCCGGCCGTGGCCGCCAATTGGGTCAAGGCCGGCCGCTTCGTCATCGGGCGCCCGGTCGGCCGGCGCTGCTTCATGCGGGTTTCGTCGGATGTCGTCCTGCTGACCAGTGACGGCTTCATGCCGATGTCGAAGGCCATGCTGACCGATCGCGCCCAGCAAGTGGCGCTGAGCGATAAGATCACCAACCTGGTCAGCGCGGACCTGACGAACTACCAAGGAAATTTTGGCTGGCAGGCCACGCATCACCCCGCCGGCGACAAACTGATCTTCAATGTGCCGCAGATCGCGAACAGCATGCAATATCAGTACGTCATGAACATCATCAGCGGTGCCTGGTGCCGCTTCATCGGCTGGAATGCCAACGTGTTCGCCACCATGGCCGATGTGCTGTATTTCGGATCAAACTTGGGCAGCACGGCCAATTCGGCCTATGTGGCGAAAGCTGACTTCGGTTTCGCCGATGATGGCGGCTATGTGTCGGCCGAAGCAAAAACCGCCTTCCAGTTCTTCGGCTTCCGTGGCTATGAAAAGCAGCTCACGATGGCGCGACCGATCTTCGTCGCCGGCGGCAACGTCAATGCGGCGATCGCCATGGATATGGATTTCGCCGACAGCTATCCGGCCACCACGCCGACGTTCTCAGGAAACAGCGGAACGCCCTGGAATACCGCGAAGTGGAACACCTTCCCGTGGTCGTCTGGCGGCAACGTCAAGAAAGATTGGCAGGGTGTGACCGGTGTCGGTGATGCCGGCGCACTGCACATGCGGGTGGTGAACAACAAGACCGCCACGCAATGGCAATCGATCCAGTATGTGTTCAAGATCGGGAGGATTTTATGAACCTGGTCTATGGCGAGGACGAGCGTATTGCCCGATGGGTACATGGGAAGATACCCCATATGCTGACAGGTTTTGAAAATATGAAAGCGCTTGGCGTGGTTGACGATGCCTTGAATATTATCGGGGGTGTCGTTTATCACGAATATCGCGGTAACGACATTCAAATATCTTGCGCCTCAGTCAGCCGGCGCTGGCTATGCCGCAAATTCCTGCATGCGATGTTTTTCTACCCATTTATTACTCTCGGATGTGATCGTGTGTCATCCTGTGTGCCATCCAGAAATATGCACACTCGCCGGTTTATCGAAGGCCTCGGCTTTCAAACTGAGGGGGTGATGCGGCGTGGGTTTGCTGCTGACGACTGCGTAATTTATGGCTTGCTGCGCGAAGAATGCAAATTTATCAAAGGTGAAAATAATGGGTAAAAGTTCCCCCGCCGCGCCAGCAGCGCCAGATCCGGTAGCCACCGCTGCGGCTCAGACAAAGAGCAATATCGACACGGCCAACGCCACGGCAAATCTGAACCACACGAATCAGTACACGCCGTGGGGTTCGCTGGTCTATACCTCGGCGCCTAATGCGGATGGCACCAGCCAATGGTCCTCGAACATCACGCTCTCGCCTGACCAGCAAAAATTGTTGGACGCGCAGAACGGGCAAAGCCTGGCGCTGTCGAATCTCGGAACATCGCAGCTCGCGAACGTCAAGGATGCACTGGCGTCCCCGATCAATTTCAACAACGCGCCATCTGTGAAAAATGATCCGCTGAAATATGGTGTCGGCCAGACTGCGGCGAACGGCGGCCCGATCCAGTCGCAAGTGGACATGAGCGGCGTCCCGAAAATGGTGGGCGGTGACGCGCTGGCCGGCGCCATGAAGGATAACCAGGGAGCGGCCTACAAACAGCAGGCCGCCTACCTGGATAGCAGCTATGGGCAGCGCCAGCATGACTTGGAAAACCAGCTTGTGCAGCAGGGTGTCACCCAGAATTCTGACGCATGGAACCGCGCCATGAGCAGCCTTGGCGAGCAGCGCACGTTCGACTATAACAACGCCTTCAACAACTCGTTCAGTACGGGCCTGGCGGCGAACAAGCAATTGTATGACCAGGGCTTGAGCAGCAATCAAAATGCCTACGGTCAGGCGCTTGGTAATGGCACTTTCGCTAACGCCGCCCAGGCGCAGCAATATGGCCAATCGGCGGACACGGCGGATCGGGCCTTTAGCCAAGGAATGGCCAACGCCGGCCTCAACAATCAGACGGCCGGACAAGCCTTCGCACAATCTAGCGCCGACCGCGCGCGCCAGTTGGGCGAAATGAGCCAGAAACAGCAAATCCCGCTGAATCTGCTTAATGCGTTGCGCACAGGTTCTCAAGTCACGTCACCGCAATTCGGTAGCACGCCGCAAACCAATGTGGCCGGGACCGATATCGCCAGCCTCTATAACAACCAGTATCAGGGGCAACTGGCCGGAATGAACGGACAGATTGCGACTAATAACGCCAATACCAGTGCTGGCGCTGGACTGGCATCAACGGCTGCTATGGCCTTCATGATGTTCTGATGGATATCCTTTCTAAAATCGGTGAGGTGCGCGCTCGCTACAAGTTGGTGGATTTGACCGCCCCGGATATCATGCGGTGCAATCTGGCATTTGCCATGCAGATGATAGTGGCCAGCGAGGGATTGCTGCGTGCAGGCATCGCAAAGCTGGCACCAGAGGCTGGAGCCTTCGAGGTCGATCTGCTCAAATACTATGTCGAGCATTTGGAAGAAGAGACCGGCCATTATGAGTGGTTGCGCGATGACCTGGATGGCGAGGAATTCGGTTTCCATTGGGGTGCCGCCGAACTGGCTGGGATGCAATATTACTTGGTCGAGCATGTGCATCCGGGGACGCTGCTGGGCTACATGCTGGTGCTGGAGTGCTTTCCGATGCCGCTGGAACAGGTCGAGCATCTGGAGTCCATCCACGGCACCAGGTTATTGCGCACAGTTCGCTATCACGCCGTGCATGACCAGGATCACGGCCGCGATGTGCTGGCGCTGGTTGAGCGTGCGCCGGACCAGCTGAAGGGCTGGATCTTTGAAAATGCCATACAGACCGCGCACCGCATCGGGCGCGCGCAAGAACAGATGGGGTCCTGAAATGCCAAACGTCCAAAATATAAGTTTCAGCAAGACCGGTGCGGATGCTGACTTGCAGGCCCAGCAAATCGCCCTCCAGCGTCAGCAGATGATGGCGGACATGTTGCGCAGCCAGGCTGCGCAGCCCATCGATCAGCAAGTTGTCTCGGGCCGCGTGGTGCCAATCAGCGGCTTTCAGGCTATCGCCAAAGTGCTGCAGAGCGGTCTTGGCGCCTATGCGCAAAAGAAAGGCGACGAGCAGCAGCAGGAATTGGGCGCCGCGAAGGCCAAGCGTTCGGCCGATGCGCTGCGTGCGCTATTCTCGCCGCAAGGTGCCGCCGCACCGGCCGACGCGCCGCTGAGCAGCATTCCGCAACAGAGCGTGCCAGGCTCCCAGATGTCGGACCCGGCTGCGGCCACAATCACCCCGGAGCAGCAGCGCGCCATGTCAGCCTACCAGATCGACCCTGAACTGGGCCGCTCTATGATAACGAATTTGCTGAACCAAACCGAAGAACAAAAGAACAATGCGGCCCAAGGCATCGATCAGCGATTGATGGGCGCGCTGAAGACCGCACGCGCGCGCAAGGAGGGGATCATCGAATATCAGCCAGGCACCACCTCGCAGGACCTGGCCACCGGCATGCAGCGGTTCCAGCCAAAACTGGGCGAAGGCATCATGCCGACCGCAGACGGCGGCGCGCAAGCGATTCCTGGATATGGTCCGGCCGCCGCCGGCATCGCCGGACAGACTGCCCAGGCGCAGGCTGCCGCGAATGCAGGTTACCAATTGAAGGAAATCACTGCTCCGGATGGCTCAACACGCATGGTTACAGCACAGCAAGCCGCGCAGATGGCCGGGGGCCAGCCTCAAGGTGCACCGCAGGCCCCGCCGGGTACGCAAGGGCCACCCAATCAAGGCTTCCCGGCCGGCACACAAGTTCCGGCGCAAATGCCTGGAGGCCCGCAGGCACGCCTCGATATTCTCAACCAGGAGCGGCAGCAAATCATGGCGCTGCCGGACACCGACCCGCGCAAGGCTGGCGACTTGGCGGCGATCACGCGCGAGATTCAAGGCGCAGGCGGCGCCCAGCAGCAGGCACAGCCCGGCATCCCAATGCAATCTGAGGCGCAGCGGGCCGCCCAAGTTGGTGAGGTTGAAAATCAGGTGGCACTCGACAAAAACTTGCGCCTAAACGCCCAATCGCCCGAAGCGCAGCAGAAGATTATCGATGCTCAATCGGTGCTTGGCTTGGTCAAGGCCGCACAGCCTCTGCTGGATACCGCCACCGGCAGCACTGTAGGCGCGCTGCGCGATTCCGCCATGTCGATGGTGGGCCGCGACACGGATGCCTCCAAGGCTGCCGCGCAATTAGGCGTCATTGGGGGACAACTAGTTTCCAAGATGCCGAAGATGTCAGGGCCGCAGTCCGATAAGGATGTGATGCTCTACAAGGAAATGGCCGGCCGCATTGGCGACCCGAGCGTGACCAGTGGGAATAAGGGCGCCGCGCTGCAAGTACTGGAGCAACTGACCGAAAAATACCTCTCACAGAACCAAGGCAGCCTGCCTGCCGCCGCCGCGCGCGCAGTGCAGGGCGCGGCGCCAACGGCGATCGATGATCTGCTGAAAAAATATGGGGGCAAATAATGGCTGACATCAAGCAGCTCGAAACCGCTCTGGTGAACGCGGACCGCGCAGGCGATACGGATGCCGCGCGTATGTTGGCCGCCGAGATTACGCGCCAGCGCAGTGCGGCGCCGGCGGCGCAAGCATCTGCCGCCGCGCCGCACATGGACCCATCCGAGGGCGGCGTTAATTTCCGTCCACTGGGGATCGACACCGGCATCCAAATGCCGCAAGGCGTGAGCCGTTTCCTCGCCGGCGCCGGGAAAGCCATGACCGATGTCGGGCGCGGCACCGGGCAGTTGATCCGCGAGGGCCTGGATTCGGTGATACCGGCCGAGCGCAATATCCAAAGTACCATCAGAGGTGTGCCGAACCAATCGTTTGCCGAGCGCATTGGTCTGCCTGGACGCACAGATGCCGATTACAACCAGCAGTTGGATAAGCCGCTGATGAACACCGGCGCCGGGATCGGCGGCAATGTCGCTGGCGGCGTGGCTATGGCGCTGCCGGCGGCGCTGGCTGGGCCTGCTGGCGCCACCATCGGCGCCCAGGCCGGAATTGGCGCTTTGCAAGGCGCTTTGCAGCCGGTCGGCACCAAGGACAGCCGGCTTCAGAATATCGGCGTGGGCGGTGTAGCCGGTGCCGCTCTGCCGACTGCCATGCGCGCGGCGAAGGTGCTGAAGGCTGGCCTGGTCGATCCGTTCACCGAAGCGGGCCGCACACGCATTGTCGGCGGCGCGCTGAACCGCGCGGCATCTGACCCCGTGGAGGCGGCGGCCAACCTCGAAATGGTACGCGGCGCCACGCCGGGTTTCAACCCGACCGCCGGCCAGGCATCGAACGATGCCGGTATCGCCAGCGTCGAGCGGGCAGCACGCGCCATCGATCCGGCCGGCTTCGGCGACGTCGACAGCACGCAGCGGGCGGCGCTGGTCAATGCGCTGCGCAGCGTGGCGAAAACACCGGAAGACCGTGCGGCCGCTGTCGGTGCCCGCGATGATGCGGCGAAAAGTCTATATGGTCGCGCATTCGACTCCGACAAGATGCGCCAATCTCTGGCCCAAGATGCCGCCGCCCAGCGCGCGCCGTTTTCTGGTGTGGGCCTCAGCCAACCTGCTGAAGACCTGGCCACGCCTGGCCTGCGAGAGCTGGTCAAGCGCCCCATCGTCAAGGATGCGGCCGCGCAAGCCAAGGCGATGGCCGCGAACTTTGGGGTGCAACTAGACGATCCATTGCAGTCGCTGCAAGGCCTCCATTACATCAAGCTGGCGCTGGATGACATGGCCCAGCCATCGGCGGCCAATGCTCTCGGCCGCAACGCAAACGCGGCCGTGAACAACACACGCGAGGCGCTTACCAAAGAACTTGAGAAGGTCGCGCCGCTGTATGGAAACGCCCGACAGACGTTTGCCGATATGAGCAAGCCTATCAACCAGATGGACATCGGCCAGGAACTGACAAACCGCTTTGTCCCACCGCTTGCCGATGGCATGGCGGTGCCATTCAGTTCGCGCGCCGCGTCGTTGGCCGGCGCGCTGCGCAATGGCGACAAGCTAGCGCAGAACGTCACCGGGCTGAAGGGCGCGACGATGGGTGGCGTCATGGAACCGGGCCAGATGGACCTGCTGCGCGGGGTCGTCAGCGACTCGCAGATGAAGGCGGCAGCCGAAACAGCCGGGCGCGGCGTCGGCTCCGACACGGTGCAGAAGATGGCGATGTCGAACCTGATCGACCAGGCCGGGCTGCCAAGCTGGATTGGCGCGCTGGCACCGCTGCGCTCGGTGGGCGGTATGGCGCGCACAGCAGGCGACTTCCTGATGACCAAGAACGACGAAACCATGCGGCACCTGCTGGCCGACGTGCTGAAAGACCCAGCGCGCGCGGCCGGCGCCATGAAGAAAGCCGGCGTGTCGCCAACCAAATTCGCCGAGTACCTGAAGCAGGCCGGTGCTGCTGCAAACCCTGCTGTGCCAGCCGCCGCGCTGGCCAGCGATTAAGGAGAACAAGATGCCATTTAACGGCGTGGGATTATTCACCCGAGTCTACCAGTGGGTCAATGATGAGGTATTGGGCCTCAATGTGGACGCCACTCGGACCGACACCGACAGCAATGATATCGCCGCCGGCCTGAGCAATTGCGTCACACGTGATGGCCAGTCGCCATGGCTGGGAAATTTGCCGGCTGGGACATACAAAATCACCGGGCTTGGCACCGGCAGCGCCACGACCGATTCGGTGAATTATGGGCAGGTCTTCAACTCGCCCACATTCATCACCCCCAGGGCGGCAACCAGTCCGGCCGCATCCGATAACAGCACGTTGCTTGCCACCACCGCCATGGTGCAGCAGGTCGCATTCGCGGCAAGTCTTCCAGCGCAGCCAGGGGATACCATTTCTCGTAATCTTACGACTCTATCAGGAATTGCTTTATGGGATATCGAACGCTTACCGCGATCAGTTAGAACTTCAAATACGATTTTCAGCATTGCTGATGGCGGCCATTTTATTGACATCACTAGCGGCACGTTTTCGCAGACATTCACTGCCGCTGCAACATTAGCCGATGGCTGGTGGGTATTCCTGCGGAATTCTGGCACTGGCAATATTACGCTCGATCCGAATGCGGCGGAGTTAATCGATGGGCTGGCATCTTATGTCATGTACCCCGGAGAAGCGCGGTTCGTTCAATGTGATGGCTCAGCTTTCACATCAGTGGTTATCCACCCATTCAATGTGGCATTTACTGCCAATGGCACTTTCACAAAACCGCCTGGCTATGCATATTTTGACGTTATCGGATGGTCTGGCGGTAATAGCGGGCAAAGGACAAATAACGTTGCGGTGGCGTCGGTTGGAGGCGGGGGTGCTGGCTGCGGTCGGTTCAATATATTAGCTTCCACAGTGGGCACCACTGAAACTATCACGATCGGCTCCGGTGGCACTGCGGTCACTACTGTCGCAACCGGCAATGTGGGGACTTCCACGACTCTCGGCAGTTTGGTATCAATATACCCTGGCGCCACATGGAGCGTAGGCGGCTCTATAGTCAGTGGACTGAAATCCAATTCAGCAAGTACAGGATTCACCGGCGTGGGATATGAAGGTGGGGAATCCCGTAATGGTGTCGTGTGTAATGCAATTTGGGGTGGAGGTGGGACGGCTGCTGATGGCGCGGCTAATAGCGGCTCCGCCGTATGGGGTGCTGGGGCTGGGGGGTCGATGAGTGCGGCGGCAGCGGTAAAGACGGCGGGAACAAGTATATATGGTGGCAATGGTGGCGCAGCGAGCAGCGCATCTAATGGCACGGATGGTGTAGCCCCAGGCGGTGCTGGTGGTTCCACCCAAACCGGTACGCAATCCGGCGCCGGAGCGCGCGGTGAGTTGCGAATTCAAGGAGGTGCATAATGCGCTGCGCTCTACTCAATTCCGATAACGTGGTGATTGCTTGCCACGAACTGGACGACATCAACGATTGGCCGGGCTATGTACCAGCCGAAACGACGGGCAATCCTGGTGATATCTATGATGCAGCTACGGGGATTTTCACAACGCCGCCAAAAGTTATCAGCAAGGACGAATTCAACGAACCGATCCTGGTCCAGCTAAAGGAGTTGGATGCTAAAAGCATCCGCCCTTTGCGGGAAGGTGACACCATGCGCGTGACGGCGCTGGAATCTCAGGCGGCCGCGCTGCGCCTGCAACTTCGGAAGTGACCCTCACCATGAAAGGAAACATCATGATAAAAATCTGTCAAGTTGGTAATGGCGATCCACCACCGCTACCACCGAAGAACACTCAGAAGAAGCCGCAGAAAAAATGAGTTACGGTGCGCTCCTGGCCATCGCCTTGGCCGTGAACTGGAATCACCAGCGCATGTTGCTGCTGGCGCTGGTGATCGGCCTCGGTGTATTCGCCCCGGTGCCGGCGGCGCACTTCTATCTGGTCTGCGCGCTCGGTGAGGCGCTTATCGGTCTGCTGGCCTATCGCATCGCGGCGCCGGCTTCGCGCTTCGTGTGGCGCGTCTCTGCGCTGCTGGTGGCATTCCATGCGCTGGGTTGGTGGTTCGATGGATATCCGCCGGCCAGCCCCTATCACCTGATGGTGAAAATCTGCGAGCATGCCGAGCTGCTGGCCTGTATTTTCCTGTCGCATCCCCTACTGAAGAGGGCGAATCATGCTTGATACCGCAACCCCGGCGCCCTATCTGGTCGCCATGTTGATCAGCGTCCTGGCCTATTTCCTTCGCGATGCCCACATGTCCATCAAGCTCGGACTGAAGGAAAAGGCTACGCAGGAGGCGCTTGACCGGGCCACAGCGGAATGGCGGCTGGATCTGAAGGAAATGCAGGACCGTCACCAGCGCGAGACGGCGCGGCTTGAACACCAGTACGAGCAGAAATTCGCCGGCGTGGTGCAGCAGTTCCAAGACCGCATGAACAGCGTCGAGAAGAATCTCCAGGATCGGATGGACTTGATCCTTGAAGTGCTGAAACAGAGGACACCATGAACCTGACCGAACATTTCACACTGGCCGAATTCACCGACTCGCAAACAGCGGTGCGGCGCGGCATCAGCAATATCCCGAATGAAAAGGCCCTCGACAATCTACGGCGCGTCGCAGAAGTGCTGGAGCAGGTCCGCACGTTGGTGGGCAAGCCGCTGAACATATCGAGTGGGTATCGGTCGCCAGCGCTGAACCTGGCGGTGGGCGGCGCTCAAGCCAGCGCTCACCTATCGGGACTTGCCGCAGACATCACCGTTTCGGGTATGACGCCGATCGACCTCGCACGCGCCATTGAGGGCAGCGGTATCAAGTTCGATCAGTTGATCTATGAGGGAACATGGGTGCATATTGGGCTGGCCGATGGCGAATTGCGCAATGAAGTCCTGACCGCGCATTTCGGGCATGGTGGCGCCCTGTACACGCGAGGTATATCGTGACGCCGCGCGACTGGATGCTGGCCATCCTGGTCCTGGCGGTATTTTCGGTGCTGCTATCGTTCTGGCGCGCGCATCATAGCGCCCTGATCCAGTTCAGCGCCTTCGATCTGGTCATGGAGAATGGCCGCGTCAGCAAGATCGCAGTGGCCTTCATGCTGGTGCTGGGCGTGACCACCTGGACCATCGTGTACCTGACGATCCGCGATAAGCTGACCGAGGGCTATTTTCTGGCCTATGGCGCGATGTGGGTCGGGCCGCTGGTCGCGAAAGTAGTCTTCAACAAGACCGAAATGCCAAGCCTGGAGCCGAAGCCATGATCGCCTTCCTCGCCGCCCGCTTCCTGGCGCTGCCGCCGTGGGCAATCAAGGCCATCGAATTGCTGGTGCTGCTGGCGGCGCTGGCCGGCGCGCTGGCGTATGCTCATCACCATATCTATCAGCAGGGCTACGATGCCGCCGTGGCCGCGCGCAAGTCGGAAGACAATGCCGCGCTCGCCGCCGCCACGCAGAAAGCCGCCGCCGACCAGCGCGAGCTGTCCAACAAGTTCCTGCTGGCCCAGCGGGATCGATTCAAGGAGAACCAAGATGCGAAAGTTGCTATCGATGATCTGCGCCGCCGCATGCGCGCTGGCGCTGCTGTCCTGCGCCTCCCAGCCGGAAGTGCGATATGCGGCATACCCGCGCCCGGAGGTGCCGCCGCTGGAGCCGGATCTGGCGTCGAAGTCGGATCCTTCCAGCTTATGCCGGGAACTGCTGACGCTTTTGTCAGCGTCGGAGGACGTATTGCAGCAGGCGTGCGGCGGGAAAACGACCTCATCGACGCCTACGAGCGCTGTCGGGCCGCAGCCAACGCCAAGTAAATAAAAAGCCCGGAGCATATCCGGGCTTCTCTTTGGTAGTGGGGATCACCAGTCGCTACCGCCGCCGGATGAAGAACTGCCGCTGTCGCAACTGCTGCTGGAACCGTAGTCGCTGGGACTGCTGGACGAACTGCTGCTGTGGTCGTGGCTGCTGGAATGCGAATGGCTGTGCGACGGTGAAGGCGATGGCGACGGAGCGCAATCGTAGGACGGTGCCGGCGTATGTGCTGGGCTTGGCGAGCTGTAGATGCTCTGATGGATTGGGCTGAGCGGACTCGCGATGTTCAGCGGGTTCATCAAGTCGTTATGCCAGGCGTTTTGCTTCGCCACGATGGTTGCAGATTCAGCCTGCTGTCGCTCCTGTTCCTTGCGCTTCTTCTTGGCATCCTCTTCTTCCTTGCGACGCCGGATGAAATCGAACATGAACATGATATTTCCCTTCAGTAGATGCCGCCCTATAGCCGGGGCAGCGACGGATTAAGATTGCGGCTTCCCTTCGGAAGGTGAGGAATCGCTCCAGTCCAGTTGTGGCGGAACGTAGCGAACACCGTTTAAGCTGTCGGCCCATGCGTCTCTAAATTCGCTGTGGACCCAGCCATAAGTCCAGACTGACGGACGTCGCATAGCCGGTTCCCATGAGGCGTATTCGGCATCGGCGTAGGTATCACCAGCCGCTTGCTGCGGTACTGGAGCGGCAACAGGCGGTGAGTGCGATGGATAAGGGAAGCTGCCAAGAACGCTGTACCCGCGAGCTTTGGGCGGGACGAATGCAGCGAGGGCCGCGCGAAGCTCGGCAATTTCAGCGTCGCGCGCCAATATTTGCGGAAGCGCGCCTATCCCGGTGCTGCTCAGTTCCGCATGGCGCTGATACCAATGTTTGATGTGGGCGCTCATGCTGCCAATCGGGGAAATATTCAGATCGTCGCTCATAGCTCAGCCCTTCCTTGTCTGTGGGGTGGCAGCGGCCAGAATAGCTCTAGCGAAAGCTATTCGCAGTGCATAGTTTGTATCGATACCGATACGTGCTGCTGTGTTGTGAATATCGATACCAGGAAGCGCTTGCCAAATCGTATCGATAGCTTGGTCGCTCAGCGCCGCATTGTGCTCGCTATCCGGCTGCTCCAGAATGGCATTCGCACGCCCTATGCTCAGGCCGTCGCTATAGCGCTCGTCGTACTGATCTTGCGTCCACAGGTGCTGTCCGGTAACGCGGTCATGTAACTGGTTGTGATCCATGTAGTAGCGCTCGCTATATGGCTGCTGGGCGGCGGAAGGCTCTGGCTCATAGTTGTCCAGCATGCCCAACACAATATTGACCTGATCGTTATCTAGGCCATCGACGCCGCTCAGGACGTCATCACGCAGCGCGTGCCATGCGTCAGGCCATGCCTGCGGTTGATATAGCGCGCCACCATGGCTAAGCTCGGCAAGCTGGCCTACCAGCGCCTCTGCCACTGCTCGCGCTGTGTGTTCTGCATGCCATATGTTGATATAGGAGATCAACGGAAGGTGCTGGTTATGCAAGAACTCCGATTCTCGGCGGATGTTGTTGATCATCTTTTGGAAATCGACGGAGTCTATTGTTATCGCTTGCAATTCCGTCGAGTCGAACAGCCGGCGCTCGGCGTGGCCCTTGGCGCTCACCAGCGCATTGATCCGCATGTCGGCTATCTCAAGGCGGCATTGCAGGCTCTCGACTTCCTCCTGCCACTGCTCATTTGTTTTCGTCATCTTGTTCCCCTGGTTAAAGTGGCTTGTTCGGCGCGGCCCGGGCAATCAGAAACCGGTCCTGGTAAGTCTCGATCGCCATCACATGCGGGACCGGGATCGGGCACACAATGATGTCTGCTGCATCCTTCCAGCGGTTGGTCGTCAGGATGCCGCGCGAATCCGCTATTAAGCGATCGGCGATTTTGGCTGAACTGGTCATTTTGCCTCCGCGAAGCTCATGAAAAGCTGTACTTTAGCCTCTACCTCATTGAGGAAAGCCAGTACATCTTTTTCCAGTTGGTCGATGTATTTCTGGTCCCGCATGATGCGCTGGCGGTACAGCTTTAGGCGAGAGGCATCACCCTGCATGCGTGGGTCATACGAGCAGAAGTCAATCCACTCTAGATCCAGCACCCACATCTGGCCAAACACCTGCGGCTGGTGATGCTCTGGCATTCCGTTTTCCCAGGTAGTCAGATGCACGGCGCTGTTGTATGGGCATTTATACTCTACCCCTCCAGAAGCTCCTACAAGGCCATCAGATGATGCACCAACCCACTGATGCACCTTGTGCTTGGCAAAGCCTACTTCTCGCACCATGACAGCGTTTAAGCGCTCGTATTCGGCTCTGGCGTATGGCTCAGCATCTGTGCCCCAATTCATGGCAAAGCTGCTGGCAGTTTCGATCGGTTCGCCGGTCACGCGCTCAACTACCAATTCCATCAAGTAGTCGTCACGCGCTTTTAGTGGCTTGCCATCGCGCTTGCTAATAGCCAGGATATCGGCGAACCGTGATGCAGTAGCGAATCCGGCGCGCTGCCGCAGCCAATCGGCGCCCCCTTGATTAGATTGACGCTCAAGCATCTCCAGTTCCTTCCGGTTTTGCTGCATCAGCAGCTATTGCGCGCGCTTTCAATGCCTTCATGTTAGGGACCAGAGCCGTGCGCTGCTCTTCGGTGATATCTCCCCATGCTACTTCCAGGTCATCTAAACCGCCGTCAGCGACCGATTCAAGGTGCGCCAGTATGTCGGCATGCACTTCGGTAAATTCGACCGTCATAGCCTGTTCTGCGATATCTGCTGGGTTACGACGTGCTGGGCGCTGGTTACTGCTAGCTGGTGTTGTTTCAACGATCCGCTCAGCCTCATCCAGGTCGAAGATGCCGACATAGCCAAAGGCCAGGCGTGCGCACTGAATCATGGCTTTGTGCCGCAACATGCGTTTGGGATGGCTTTGCCATGGCTTCACGGGCCGCTTGCACTCGCTGAGCCATTCAGTGACCTTTACCGGGTGGCTGCGGTCTTTACGGTGCATGATGCAGGTGCAAGATTCTTCGTCTTGCACAAAGTCCATGCCGTCAAACTGCGGGTGGCTGTTGATGATGCGCGACCAACCGTCGACGCCGACCACAGGCACGATACCGTTGTTCTGGTCAGGGAAAGCATAGATTTCCTTGGTCCAGGGGTTCAGCCCATATTGCTGGGCGACGATCAGCAGCGCCGACATTTGCGCATCGCTGACATTGCCCTTGAAGGCCGTAGCCTTCAAAACTGTGGTTAGGTCGTCGGATTCAGGGATGCCGAAGGTTTCGGCCAGTTGGGAGACTTGCTTTACTACGAGCGCGTTGCTCATTTGATGCCTTTCTGCTGTGACTGTGACAGCGATTGAGGTTGGTTTGATACTTAAAACTGGAAGCCCTAGCGGCTGGTTGAGCGCCGGGGTTTCGTAAGACTTGTAGCCGTTAAGGCGTAAAGTCCTATAAAGCACATACTATCTACAGGTCAAATACTCGTGCAACCATGAAAGAGTTACGATTCATAACTTTTATGTATTTGACTGAAAGCAATAAATTAGCGTTAGGCAAAAACAATACAAATTCATATAAGGAAGTCAAAAGTAATTACGAAAATGTCTTACTTTACGAGCGCTTTCTCGAGCCGCCGCATCACTTTCCTATACCGCGCCTCGCCGTCCAGCCAAGGCATGTCGCGGTCTACCTCTGCTTCCGCTGCAAGCTGCGCCAGGTGCTCGCGGTCTTCTTTGAGGTCGCGGAGTTCCTGGCGGGTGATGGGATCTATCATGACTTTTCCCCTACCGGATGATTTCGCTCTTGAATCCGATCTACCATTGACCAATCGTAGTCGAACAGGTAATTGTGGGCATTGCCTTTCAGGTTATAGCACTCGGTTGATAGGGACACTTTAACGAAGGTACGCACACAGTCCTGGTCGCATAATGCAACGCGATGCACGCTGTCGGCTTCCAGCATCAGCAACTCGCAGTTGCCGAATGCGATCACTGACCTCCCCTTGGCTTGTTCCTGCATTTGCGCCAGCGATATCGCGTGGTCATCGCTTAGGTGGAATTCTCCAGTGATGAACTCGGTTGGCAAGCAGTCCGACCAGATGAAATTCGTATCCTCCGTGCCATAGCCATCAATGTGCCAGCCAGGACGGTTCGCAGTCTGGCCGGCGGTGACATGCATTTTCTTCACGCTAAGATACACATAGTGTCGTCTTGCTCCACCGAAGAAAAGTACACGTTCAACTATAGGCCAGAAGCATTGCAGATGCTGCGGTATGCGAACCTCGGGGCTATTGGCCATCTTGATTGGCATGTACATATGGTAGACGTACTCAGGGCAATCAATGGCGATATGCCCCAAGCTTCTCGGCAGCGGGCTAAACATTGTCAGCCTCCCACACATACATCATGAGTTCCATTTGCACAAAAATGGCGCCACAGCCAAGATACGAGTACGATTGCAGAATGTCGTCAGGCATTGCTGCGCCGGTCTTGAACAGCAGGAATTCGCGCTCGACCATTGGCTGGTCGGTGTCGACAACGGCCCACAGGAACAGGAAGCCATCAAGGCCATCAACACGAATCACAAGCGCGCCGGCCGGCATTTGTACCGTAGCGCGCTCCATGAATGGCAGAACGTATTTGTGGATTGCTTTCATGACGTCACCTTACGCCAGCATTGGCAAGGGCAGCTCGGCTTTCTGGGCCGTCGAGCAATCCCAACAATGCAGTGATGGTATCGTGCTTCGATGGACCGGTTGGCGGCAAATATGCAGCCAGAATGCCTTGAGCTTTCTGTACGAGTGCCACCAGCCCTGCATTAGGAGCGGCAGCGGCCAGAATAGCGCGCATTTGGGTTTCGCTGTAGACCTTGCCGCCATGCGTGCCGTTCTCCTTTGCATATTCTGCATTGGTGTACACGTCATCCATGCACACACAGCCTTCGTTCCATTCTACAGAGCCATCTGCATTCGACTCGTAGTAGAAGAACGGCGGCGGCAACTCTGACGCAGCATTGGTGACTGCTGGAGCGGCGAGGGATTCGATGCGCTCGATCAGGGCGAGCACTACGTCGGGCGATGCAGCGGCGATGTACTTGGCCGTTTCTTCGCTTGGCAGGTGGTCTTCGCTGGCGATGTGTACACCGCTGTTGATGGCGATCACGTCATGGGAAGTGATATCGCCGTCTTCTTCATTGGCGAAGCATCCCCACGGGCCGGCAGTAGCCCCCAGCGCCAGCGCCTTCAGTTGTTGTAGGTCTTCGTTATTCATGCTTTTCTCCAGTAGCGATAGCGGCGTCAATCATTTCGTCCAACTTGAAGTTGCGGGGCAAGTACACGAAGTCGTCAGCCAAAGGTCCATGCTGAATCACCTTCTCGTCATTGTCACCATGGCGCAGCCAGCGATAGCGCATTGCATCTTTGTATATGGACGTATACTCTTTATCTTCTACTTGCATTTTCGCCTCGCATTTTGAGCGCATATTTCAGGATTTTTTCTCTTGTAGCCTTTAGGGCCACGACCTTTTTTATGCATGTCATGTATATTTTCTTTTTGAGTCCCAAGAAATAAATGCTCAGGATTGCAACATGCACTGTTATCGCATCGATGTAGAACATTCAGGCCATCTGGTATTTTTCCATTCCATAACTCCCAAGAGTATCGATGAGAGGAAACGGTTCTGAAGTTTTTTCTTGAGCCCTCGGAAACTTTCATCCGACCATAACCACCTATATCCTTCCCGAGCTTCCAATTCCAGCAGCCATTTTCATCGTGGAAAACAGATCGCATAATACGTATCTTTTGATCCATTGGCTTAGACGGCATTATTAACTCCACTTCGAACCGCGTCGCGCGCATCCTGCGCCGCCAAGCATTGACCGCAAGTCGCTTCACCATAGACGGTCTGCTTTGGGCAATTACCGCATTCTTGCGCTGTGCTGACTGCTGCGGTAGGGGCGGCCTTCAATACTTCCCATGCGAACGCGATAGCATCTTCGCGGCGCGACCCAATTCCCCATGGCTTCCTCGGCATGCTCTTGGCAATGGCGATGATTTTTTTCTCATCGACTGCCGATGGCGGCTGATATAGCGCGCCGCCCGGTTGCATTTCCAGCAGCACATCGTCAACTGTCTGGCGTGCTACTTCGGATGGCTTGGCAGCAACATCATCGATCAGCAATTCCGTGCCATCTCCTGATAGGGCGACAGAAACTTTCCCCGATCTGTTGATGATTCTTACCGCTATTTCTGGTGGCTTAGCTGCAACAGGCCATCTCAGTGCGAACTGGTAGGCAGCCCAAGCTTTGGCACCAACCGACATGTAAGGCGATAGTCCGATCAGGTGGTTGCACATTTCTGCGCGGCGCTCGACAGCATCGCAAGCCGTGCAATCTTGAAGACCGTCGATATCGAACAACAGGCTCCCCGTATCGCCACACTTAGGGCAGGTAGGGGCGGTCATGCGGCACCCGACTTGATCAGCACAGCCAGCCCTGCCGCTACTACAGCAGCAGCCAGGACGTATGCAGCCCAGCGGGGCCAGAAGTTGCGCGAGGTGCGCAGGCGGTATTGCGGAAGCATGATTTCTCCTTATGTTGGAAATAGCGGTGCACGATATCGAATGCACCGCCAGCCGTTTAGTCTTCTACGCGGCGCCAGCCTTCAGGCGTGTATTCGCGCTGACGGCGGATTTCGAAAACACCAGGCGGAATCTTGATGGTTTCATGCGTATCGAAACTGCGCAGGTGCTCCAGGAGCGTTTCGGTTGCGTCGGTAGCCTCGATAACTTCCAGATACGAAATCATCGGATCGCCGGTCGTGTACAGTGATACTCCAGGCCGGTCAGCGATCACGTGGTTATGCCCGGTTTCGGAATGGGCGACCACGTGCAAGCCTTTTTCGGAAGCCAGTTTCTTGGCCCCGGCTGGCAGTCCTTCGATGCGGCGAATCATCAGATCACCTTGTGCTGCGCTGTTTTCAAAAGTTTTCATCTTAGTTCCTATCTGGGTTTTTAAGTGCGGACTTCTGGGATAAAGCTCTTGTTTGCATCGAGACCAAACGTCCACATATTGGCCTCAAGAGCTGTTTTTACTTCTGGTGGAACGGGTAAGGCGAATTGACGTCCCGTCCCGCAGGTAACTTGCAAGAAACGCTCGCGACCAGCGTCAGGAAGATCAACCTCCAGCAGCGTTCCGATTTCTGCGTCATCTTGGTCAATGACCTTGGCCTTAAGTTCTTTCAAGATGCTTGCCCAGCCAACAATTTCGCACGCAGCACGGCGTTGTTCGATATTAGGCCAAGTCAAAGCTTCTTTGGCGGTTGGTTTTTGGCCTGTTACCCATCCCTCTGGGATCGAAACGCCGTGCCAACGCCAAAGTTTAAAACCGTCTTTGTATGCGATGGCCGGCCCGTTCTCGCAGTGCAATCGCCCTTCTACATCGCGCAACAGAACATTGTGGCGCTCGGTGAGGATAACCAAATTTTTGAACGGCCAAAACCAACCACTGGATTGCGCAATCTGCTGGAGGCCGTTCAATCTCGACGCTTGCTCTATGCCAGCAAACTGCATGAAGTCGTAAAAACTCAACCAACCAGCATCGTGTGAGCCGTAGCCGGCTCGACTGACCTGAGCCCTGACCTGAGCCCCGACCTGATCCCTGACCTGAGCCCCGACCTGAGCCCCGACCTGATCCCCGACCTGAGCCCCGACCTGATCCCCGACCTGAGCCCCGACCTGAGCCCTGACCTGAGCCCTGACCTGAGCCCCGACCTGAGCCCAGACCTGATCCCTGACCTGATCCCCGACCTGAGCCCTGACCTGATCCCCGACCTGAGCCCTGACCTGAGCCCAGACCTGAGCCCCGACCTGAGCCCAGACCTGATCCCCGACCTGAGCCCCGACCTGATCCCCGAAGAGAGCAACGACATACGGCGGAACAGGAGGCACGA